GCCAGCCAGTTCATGACTTGAAGACCATGGCGCGAAGACGCGCCCAGAATGACGGTTGAGGCGGTGGCGGGCATGCGGCAGCCGGCGGCGTCACCTTGGCCGGCTCCGGAGCGGCCGCGGGAGGCTTGGCGGCCGGCTTGTCGAGGCCGGACAGGCAGAGCTTGGCTTCGTCGGCGCGGCGGTTCACAAGCCCGCGCTGGACCACCAGCGGGCCGCTTGGGCCACGGGGATGCGAGCCGACGCGCCAGCCGCGGATAGCCTCGCAGCCGCCACGGAAATCGCCATCGTTCCATTTGCGGACGATGGCCGAGCCGCACAGGGCGCCGACGCCGGCGTTATAGGAAACGGAGATCGCGGCCGCGCGCGCGGTGTCCGGGAGATTGACGCGGATGCAGCGGCCTATGCCATGGTCGTAGTCCTCTGCGAGGCGCTTGGAGAGACGATCGGCCCAGAACTTTTCATCGTGGGTTTCGCCGAGCTTGACGCCTTCGGTCTCGCCGTAGCCGCCGGTCGGAAGACCATTGGCGAGGCGATCCGGGACGACCGTCGGCGCATAGCCCTCCCAATGCTTGACCAGCGGCACCGCCATGGCAAGCGAGGCCGCCGAGGCAACCGTGATGGCTGTCTTGCGGGCGGTCATTGCGGCTCCCTCTGCTTGGCGAGGCGAGCGAGCGGGATGACGGCCGTGTTAACGATGACGCTCAGGACGACCAGGAACCACGGATTGAAGATGTCCGTAAAAGCCCCGAGAACGGCGGCGATGCCGTTGAAGACGCCCACGGCGAGCGAAATCCGGATGGTCCAAAGGCGGTGGAATTCCCGCCAAGCATTGTCGATCAGCCGCATCGGCTCTGCCCCGTGTTGATGGGGCGACCATGGGACGGGCCGGTTAGCGATTTTCCTTGGCTACCGTGGGTTGACGGGATAGCTTCAAACCATGTTTGAAGACGTTCATTTCTTGGCTCGGTGCCTGCGCTACAGGTTCCGAACCGAGCGACAGCAACTGAAAGCGCTGCTGCGGCTCGATCTGGCAGGCGCGACCGTTCTCGACATCGGCGCCAACAAGGGAATTTACTCGTATTGGCTTTCGCGATCTGTCGGACCGGGTGGTCGCGTGCTCGCCTTCGAACCTCAGCCTGAGATGGCTGACTACATTCAGCGCCGTCATTTGCGCAACGTCGAGGTTATCAACGTCGCGCTTTCAGACCGCACGGGTTCTGCTAGCCTTTCCCGCAAGCGCGCCGGAGACGGTAGCGCCTCGCTGGGCAGACGTATCGGCGCCGCGATAGACGTGACCCTCGCACGCCTCGACGACTTCGGCCCTATCCAAAATCTGAAATTCATAAAATGCGACGTTGAGGGGCACGAACTCAGCGTGTTTCGAGGTGGCGAGAGACTGCTGCGAAGCGCGCGGCCAATCCTTCAGTTCGAGAGCACTCCGGACGAGATTGAGCCTATCCAGGCATTCCTCAAAGATCTCGGGTATTCCGGCGTGATGTTTGGCGATGACGGCTGCCTCGCCGTCGAGGATATCAAGCGGGTGCCGCATCGCAAATTTGGCTTCGGCGGACATAGGGATTTCCTATTCCGCCCTGCCTAAATGATTCTCAGCAGTTTGTTGGCGATGATGGTCGGCTGCAAAATTCCGAATGCGGCGCTGGTGCCGCCCTGCGCAGTTCCGGTGAACGTTGCGCCTGACATCGAAAATGTTAGGACGGCCTCGTTCGTTTTAGGATAGCTGGAGTCAGACCCGGTAGCCAACGAGCCATGCGACGTGCCGTTCCCGATCTGGATACTGTACGGGTTCGAAGTGATGGATCCGCCGATCGTGCCAGCCGGCGTATATGGCGGCAGGTTAGACGTTGCAAGCTGCCGGGATTCCGAGCCGCCTGTTCCGCCGAGCGTCGTCGGTCCGGTGATAAAGCTGCCGGATAGGCGGCTCGCCGCGCTCCCACCCATGTCATCCTTGCCTGCAGTCACTCGACCGCGGCAATCCGGGATACCGAACGTTGTGGTGCCATCACCAGAGCCGTAGGTGGTGCCAAAGAGCGAGAACAGTGCCGAGTATGCCGTCCGGCTAATGTTCTGACCATACATGAGTGCGAAGGAGCTGTTCGGAGCGGTTGCACCCCAGAAGTCAACGCTGGCGCCGATCGGGATGTTGTAGGGATTGCCGAAAGAGTTATGAAGGTAGAAGACGCCATTCGTGGCACTATAAAGCACGACATACGGCGAGCCAGCGACAAGGAATCCAGCAGGCAATTCCACGTTTGGATTGACCTGGATCGACTTCGCTCCGAGGCCGTCCACGTTGAGAGTGACGTTCGGAGAGCCCGCCGTGTTTGTCGTGTGCGGCGTGAACGCGATCATGGCGCCGTCCAGATGCGCGAGGCTGTCGAAGACCTGATTGGAGCTCACGGTGTAGGCCGTGGAGGTGCCGCCCGTGGTGATCGCGCCGGCGATGTCGTCGCGGTACTTGGCGGCGGCCGCCATCATGCCGCGCGTGCCGTCGTTCAGCGCGGCCGGCGCCATGCCTTCCGGAAACGGACAGGTCGAATCCGCCGTGCCGTTGTTGGCGGCGGTTTTGCTCCATTTCCAGAACGTCATTTTGCGGCCCTCAATCGAACCGCTCTGTTGTGGAGGCTGGCCGTTAGCCGTTTGTAATGATGCTATTCCGAAATAGTCCGGATCGGTCCATTAAATTTCTGATCTTTGGCTTGCTGAGGAACTTGACCGCACTACGTGAGTTACGTAGAAAGCTCGGGTACGTTAATCACGTAGTAACCGGGCCATGCACACTGTCTCCATGACGAAGGCGTTCGAAGCAGCCGCCAAAGAAGCGGGGCTGACTGAGGACGAGGTAGCCGCCATCGTGGACTACCTTGCGGAAAACCCGCTGGCCGGCGATGAAATCGTCGGAACCGGCGGATGTCGGAAGGTCCGTATTGCCGGTCGTGGCAAGGGCAAGAGCGGCGGTTACAGGACGATCACGTTTTACTCTGGTGAGGCGATGCCGGTCTACCTCATCACGGTATTCTCGAAAGGGGAGAAGTCTACATTGACTGGCAAGGAAGCTGCTGCGTTGAAATTAATTACAAAAGCAATCGTGGCAGAGCACCGGAGGAGGATCGCGGTGCTTGCGGAGAGAAAGGGTGAGTCGGCATGAGCAAGAAGGCATTTGACAAGATCGCTGCGGGCCTCGGTGAGGCGCTGGAGATCGCGCGCGGGAACGCTAAGCCTGCCAAGCTCTACGTCCCGCCGGAAATCGATGTCCGTGGCATCCGCAAGAAGTTGAACCTGTCCCAAGACGACTTTGCGGCAGAGTTCGGGTTCACCATCAACCAGATCAGGGATTGGGAACAGGGGCGCACGCGTCCCCTGGGAGGACTTCGAGCCTATTTGATGCTCATCAAGACCGACCCCAAGACCATTTTGGAAATTCTTCGAGCCGGCGCCAAGAAGCGCAAGGCGGCTTAATTAGCCTCTCAAGGAGAACGGCGCGACCTTCAACCCATAGAGGTTCGGTCGCGCCGGCAGGAGGTTTTGCAGTTGCGGTGTCGCGGTGAGCGCGGCGAGGTTCGGCGCGGCCGTCGCGCCGGTGCCGGTGATCTGGAATGCCGGTTGCTTCTGCGGCGCGGCCGCCGTGGCATCTTGCGCCGGCGGCGTGATCACCAGCGGCGCTCCGGGCTGCTGCGGCCCGGCCATCGACATCGGCGCCGCCTTCCCGCCCATCTTCCGATCCGCCCAAGCAGCAAGATCACCGGCGCTCATGTTGGCGAGGAAAGGGTTCGCCTTCACCACCCGATCGCCCAGGATCGCGCCGGCCGGCGTGGTCGGATCTGCGTTCAGGATGCCGACGGCGCCTTGCGGCCCGGCAAAATGCGCCAAGTACTGCGTTCCAGGCGTGACCGGGAGCCCCGATTTCGATAGAATGCCGGCATTGTCACCCGCATAGGCCGCGGTCATCTCGCGAGACAAGGCAGGATCGTTCTTGAGCGCCAGCAACTCTTCCCGTGACCCTTTGATGTCGGGCCTGTGGCGCGCCAGCATGTCGAGCCATGTCCCGTCGATGAACTGAGATGGACCCGACGCAGAGGAATTGCTATTCTTGGCGTTCGGATTTCCTCCGCTTTCAGCGGCAATTATGCTGTCGATGAGACCCATCAATGCGCCCCCGCCAAGATTATGTTGGAATGCAATTCGGCCGGCTCACCGCAATTTCTGAAGCCTCTCCGAAAGCCAGAAAGGGCCGCAACAGCGGCATTCGCCAAATGACATGCCTGTGCGAGTGCGGAACGCAGATTGTCGTTCCCGTGCCCGACCTGAAGTCGGGTAATACCAAAAGCTGTGGATGCCTCGCACGGCAGGTTTCGTCCGAAGGAAACCGGACGCACGGGCTTTCCAAGTCGGCGCCTGAGTACCGAATTTGGTGGGGAATGATCCAGCGCTGCGAGT